CTTTCGTGAACTCTCGTTCACCCCATTTCTGGGCATAAAACCTAACATCAACCTTGGAGTTATAGTAATGATTAAAAACTCAACTCAGCGTACCATAGTTAAAGAGAAGAATTATTATTCTCTTACTCCCTTTTGGGAAGACTACTGGAATGCTAATCGATCTATTGAAGACCGATGGAGTGAGGATCTCACCATCGGTGAAGATTCAAAAATCAGTTACGAGGATTCTCGCGCTTTTTACAAAAACTGTGTTCATACTATGAACAAGGTTTCTATGAAAGAGCCAGGTCGTCGTACTTATACTACAACCCCAGACCCGGGTTGGTCATATCACACAACAGGAGCTGTTAGATTAGCCTATTTTTATAATAATGGCTATCTTCAAACTCCCTCGTACAATATGAATCCAACCTACGACTCTCTGAGTTGGATGTTAGATCGCGCTATCGATGATTTGCGCCCCAAAGTTAGTGATATTTCGGGCGGATTTTCCGCTACGAATTTCATTGCTGAGCTTAGAGATGTCAAAGACATGTTTAAACTCTGGGACAAGTCCATCAGTATAGCTAAGAATTTCTCGTCCGGAGTCCTTAATTGGAACTTCGCATGGAAACCTACTATACAAGATGCGCAAACGGTTCACAAATCATTAGCTGTTTTACAAAAAACAGTTGATAAGTGGAACCGAAAAGCTCGTGAAGGTACCGTGGTAACGCGTTACTGGAACGGAAGTGATTATATTCAATCTGATGATTCTTTTTCAGATTACTATAATGCTTCTCCTTGGCAAGGGACTATAGATATGGTTGACACTAATTATTCTCGTAAAGAGAAATTTATTGTCAACCTCGCCTATAAACCTAAGCCTATTAGTCTCAACGAATTTGATAAAATCATGTTCTATTTTGACTACTATGGTTTAGGTAAAGGCCTATCGATACCTTGGGAAGGTACTAAACTTTCCTTCGTTATTGATTGGTTTCTCTCCGTCGGTGACTTCCTTGAACAATTCGAAAGTGATACTTTTGTATTCCCTTACGAGGTTGTTCACTTTGGATATTCATCCAAAGTGGAAGTTGAGGTTGTCCACTCTTACCGTCAAGGTAGGAATGTCGATCCAGCAGAACACTTCGCACCTCCTGGTGCTAAGCTAACTTCTGTACAAAAGAAGTACGTCAGAAGACGTATTCCTGTACCAACGGAAAAAGAAGGTATAGATTGGGGTCGTTTAAGACTCCATCTTCCTTCTGTCGGTCAAGCTTGGCTTGGCCTTAACCTAATCAATGTGTTTAGAAAGTAACTAACCATTCCTTACTAACGCATTAATATACATTAATAACCGCGCTTAGCGCATTAAACAAGGGGCATACTATGTCATTCACAGAACAAATCACATTAACAGACGGGACTACTCCCGAGAACTTCGATCAAGTGAGTATCGGTGCAGGCTATACGACTCGTCGTAATGCCGGGCCCGATATCTCCTCGCCAAAAGAGTTGAAAATTTCAACTCAAGGCAATTCGAATAATCAGCAAACTGCTGTCATCCTTGATGACTACCAGCTCGCTTCTGATGATGTAACACAGGAGCGCGTTCGCGTTCTTTTTAAACTCGATCGTCCAAAGGTATCTTCTACCTTTTCGACATCCGAGATTAAATACAGAATTAATCAACTTGTTGATTTTCTGTCTGTTGAAGCTAATATTGACAAACTTCTCAATGGTGAGAGTTAGTTAATTTTCTGCTTCTTTTCTGTGTCTGAGTTATAGTATGCTTGATGGAGTGCCTTTATGGTTAACCTGAAAAGCAATTTCCTTTTGTGGAAATCCTTAGCTCAAGCAATTGAGCTCGATCATAGGGATATAATGACTGTTGAAAGAAGATATAAATCTGAAGGTTTAACCTTTTTGACTAAAACTCTTCCAACATTCGGAAAATCTCTTATGTCGACTGTTATCAATGGTGAAAAATACGTGTGTCCACCTAACTTTAGGTTGGGTACTGACGGTTTTCCACTCTTCTTACGTTCACTAACGATAGAGATCCTCGATGAGGATGGCTATCTGCGTGACATAAAGATTGAAACAGTTGCTCGTAGCATACAACTCGTTCAACAACTTACGTTGTTGTTCTACAAGATGAAGGTGGACTATGAAAGTTCGATTGATAACAAATATCTTGACAATTTTATTAAAGTTGATCAAGAGTTACCATCGAAAATAAGGGCGAGAGGAGTTAAAGCTCCTATCATTAAAGAAGCAAAAAAACTTCTTAAGAAGTTGTTTTGCAACTTTGACCCTTATGACATCGTAGGGTACCACGGAAGTGGTGCCACTGCGTGTCGGACAAAGTCAGAAGATAAATACCATAATTTAAATTACGATCCAAGAATGGATCGTTATTTTCATTATGATAAGCTCTTCTTCTACAATGAAGAAGACCTATCTTCAAGGCTTGATAGCTTATTAAAAGCTAGTCCAGTTCAACAAACATCTCGCCTCACGGCTGTCCCTAAGGACAGTCGTGGCCCCAGACTTATATGTATGGAGCCTCGAGAGCGCATGTATGTGCAATTAGGCATAATGTCTAAAATGTATAAGTATATCGAGTCTCACGTTATTACACGTGGACGCGTTAACTTTACAGATCAGACTATTAATCAAGCATTGATCAAAAAGGCATCGATAGACAAGGATTATGCAACCCTTGATTTATCCGAAGCCTCCGATCGTGTCTCACTAGCCCTCGTTAGGAAAATATTTCCTAAGAGAATCTATGAGGCCCTTGTTGCTTGCCGCACAGAGTACGTTAAGTTACCAGATGACCAAATCGTGAAACTGAAGAAAGTTGCTCCGATGGGAAATGCGTTATGCTTTCCTATCGAGGCAATATGCTTCTTTGTCTTACTACGGGCATCTGGTATACACGACGTTTATGTATACGGGGATGATATCGTCTTACCCACAGGTTGTTTTGATAAAGCAATCGCTGTTCTTGAAGCGTTTAATCTAAAGATTAACACTGATAAGAGCTGCGCCCTCACAAATTACCGTGAGAGTTGTGGTAAGGAGTTTTACTGTGGTATTGACGTTGGTTACGTCAAGCTTCGTAAACCTCTTGATAACATCGGGACCAAGTATTCATCGGAAGATCTCTCATCCTTTATCGAATTTCGTAACTTATGTTACGAATCATATCCAGAAATGGACATTTCGATATTGGATAATTTCTTCCATGAACATTTAGGTCCAATTCCTTACACCATGTTGGATGTGCCTCTTACCTTTAAAGGTAGAAATGTTAAGTTTAACGTTGAATATTTTGATTCACGTTATAACGAACATTTACAGCACACTCAATTCAGAATACGCACTCCGCAGGTTCGTAAGAACCGGCGACGTACGAAAGTACAACATCACAGGTGTGAATTGTTGCGACATTTCGTTCAAAAGAGTCGTGTATTCTATGGCCGGACATTGTCCAAGGAATGGTACCAAGGTTCGGCATCGGCTGAACCCATCGGTAGCTACGCTTCTTCATTGCGTACCCCCAAAATGAAGTGGAAGTCGCTCTGATCAAGCGATAAAAGTTGCCTCTAACGAGGGGGACATAGTCCCG